ACGGGTCAAGGTAGTGCGTAGGTGGGAAGACACCGTCCGTGATCGTCCCGTCCTCCCTCTGAAAGTACGTCTCGCCCATCTTCTGGCCGAGACGTACGAGCTCGTACCACGAGTACACGTAGTCCGCGTTCGTCTCACGCTGGGCGCGTGCGAGCACTTGCAGGTGGTGCTGCATGAAGTGATCATCACTGTCGAGAAACGCGGTCCACTCACATGTGTTGAGCATGAGCGCCTGATGCCGCGCGTACGGCGCGCCGCGGTTCTCATCGTCCACGTAGACGTAGATCGCCTTCGCAGGGTACGTCTGCGTCATCGCGGAGTGAACCGCACGCGTCGTCATTCCGTTGATCATTCGTGTGACGTGCGTGGGTATGACCACGCCGATTTCAAGCTTGTCCACGTGCCGTCCAGATCTGGTAGTCGTACTCCCAGCCGGGCTCCCACAGGCCCGCGTACTTTGGCTCAGTGAACCCGGACTGGGAGAGCATGCCGAGCACGTCGTTCTGGTCGAACGACCAGTAGTGTTCCCAGTTACCGTCGTGACGTTCGTCGTTCGGGCATGAGAGCACGAGCCACTTCGTCTTAGGCGCGATCCGCTCGAGCGCGGTCCACGGTGCCTCGAGGTGTTCGATCGTCTCCGTGCAGATGAAGAGATCGACGGGTCGTGGCAATGCGGCGAGGAGTGTAAGGATATCGTCACCCGCGTCCGTGAAGTCACGGAGGTGAAAGTCATCGATCCCACGCAGTTTCGACGTGAGTGACGCATCACCGCACGACAGGTCGGCGAGTGACGTCAGCCCGTGCTTCGTGATGATCTCTTGAGCGAGATCGGCCGTGAACGCGATGCGTCGCGTGTGTTCGGGCCACTCGCTGGAGTCGTAGCGAGTGGCGTAGATGCGACGCAGCTCCGCGGCGTCGTAGAAGCGACGAAGTTTACGCACGCGGTTCGCCTCGGATCACCTGAAACATGCCCACACGCTCGTGTGCGACGACGTTGAAGCCGGCCTCATCGAGGAGGTCCCGGTACCCCGTGGGATCCCAAGCCCACGCGTGACATTCGTCGTGCGATACCGCGGACTCCGTCCACGGTGATGACGCAACGATGATGGCCTCGCGAGCGCGAACGTTGCAAACCATGGCGTGTGGATCGGTGAGGTGTTCGAGGCACTCGGTGATAACGTACACGTCCGCATCGATGACGACCGGCCAGTTGTTCACGAAGTCCATCGCGAATGTCTGATGGAGGACTCCGCGCTCCGCCCAGCCGACGATGTTACTCGGCTGAAAGTCGTATCCTACCGCCGCGATCTTCTCGTCCTGATTGAGCACGGTAAGGAGGCCACCGTCACCGCAGCCGAGGTCGACGACCTTCACGATCTGCGCGGGGTTCTCAACGCGCTTACGAACCTCATCACACGCCGCGAACACGAAGTCCGCGGCCATACGAAGACGGCCCTGGTGCACACTCTGCTCGAGGTGAGGTGCGCGCTCACGGTCCTGGTGGAACTCGAATGTGGAGACCGGCGCAACATCTCCGTCGAAAAGCTTATACTCCACTGCGCATGCTCCTTAAGATCGCTGTGACGTCCTCGTCCATGTGACCGTCGTCTACGTACTTCGCGTACGCCTGCGCATCGCTGTGGTACATCTCACCCGCGTTCACACGCTTATACCCGTCGTCCCACTCAGCCTTGCCAGCGACGGGGTGCATGTGCTCGATGATCACGTCGGGTAGGTATCGAAGCCGCTCGACGCGTGAGCCGAGTTCCTTCCAGTAGTTGTCAACGTAGAGATGCGTGAGCGTCTCTGGGCACATCTTACCGAGCGCCAGCACCCAGCGGGCGGGCATCATCACGTGCGTTGGTAGGTTCTGTCCCTGTAGAAGATCGTTTCCGTAGACGATGGCCTTCTGCTGCATCCGCGCGTCCCACCCGAATGTGCGCGGACGATGGTCGTCGCCCATAAAGCCAATGAACCCGTCGGACGAATCCATCACTGCCATGGTCGTTGCCCAGTGATTGAGCGTACCGACCATGCCCGGTCGCGTCGTCTTTGGACCCAACCCGAGTTCCGCCCAGTCGGGAAGGTGCGCACACATCTTATAGTACGTGTTCACCTCCGGATCGTCCGCGTCGACGGCGATGAGGAGGTGCGCGAGTGTGCGCGTCTGCTCCCACGCTGCGATGATCTCAGGAACTGCGTGTGGTCGCCCACGCGTGGGTACGATTACGATCATGTGATCATTCTATCCGTTCACTGCGACATAGCGAGATTACGCTGGGATCTCTTTGACGAGTATGGAGTTCCAGTCACCCGTCGCCGCCTGGTTCAAGACACCCGTTCCACCCGCACGTGACCACATTCCGGTGACCGTGTATGTCCCGGCCGGGATGCCCGCGATGAGTCGATATCCCGTGTTCGTCACACGCACGTTTGCCTGCGTGACACTCTGAAAGTGCATGTCGTAGTTCGTGCTGTTGAGGTTAAGTGCCATCTGCACGCCCGTCGCACCCACACTCACGAAGTACGTGTTGCTCATGTGCATCTCGACGAGCGTGCTGGCGTTGAGCTTTGTGAAGTCGTTAAATCCTGGACTGCCGGGCAGTGCGACGTACGGTCCCGACGTGGTCGTACCCGTACCTGAGACGCCGAATGCACTCTTAGGTGTTCCGAGTCGAGCGATGAACGGCGCGGGTGACGTGATGCCCACAACGTATTGCCCAGCGGGTGGGACGGTCATCACCATCACGCGCACACCAACGGGAAGATCACCGAGAAGAGACACGACGGGTATCGCGACGCCGGTGTCGCCGTCGGGTGAGTCGAGTCGCACGGTGAGTGGACTCGTGTCGACGACGGCACCGGGCGTGAGCGTCCAGATGAGCCCGAGTCGCTGGGCGTTTTCCTGCACCGCGCCGATCAGCGCGACGACGTCTTCATCGGCGATCATGTGTAAGCCTTCCGCACCGTGTGTTGCATCGCCGCACCGGGAAGCATCGTGATGTTCCACGCGAGTTCGAGCCAGTTGACGCCTTGAAAGCGGAGGACGTTGTACGAGTCGTGTCGCGGGTCGAGCGGTGTGTCAAACGCGATGCGCTCGTAGATCGTCTGACGGATGCCACGGTTGCGCGCGACGGCCGCGGCCTGTAGTGATCCCGTAACCTGCAGCTGCTCCGATCTCTGCACGACGAACCCGCGGTTCGCGATGGAGTGAGGTGCGCTCGGCGGAACGTCATACACGCCGAACACGGCTGCGCTCGCTGACTCCGTACCGTTGCCGATGATGACGAATCGGTTAGGCGCGTTGAGCACGTCCGATGTGTGTGCAATGCTACCCAGACGCACGCGCGGATTCGCGTCGTAGTCAAGGTGCGGGATCTCCGTGCCGGGTTCGAAGGTCCGGATCATACGAAAGAGTCCCGTGTGGTCCATCCAGTACGGGAAGAAGTCTCCCTGCTCTGCGTACGCCGCGAGTGCTTGTCCTCGTGTGGATCCCGCGGCGAATGCACCCGTCGCGGCGAACTCCGTCGCCTCGAGCTGCTGCGAGATGAAACTCACCTGGTCGACGATTCCTTCGATCGCGGCGCCCACGTTCGCGACGGACGCGTAGCCCGTCGTCAGTTCTTGGTCGATGGCGAAGCCCTCGTCCATGAGTACGAACGTGCCGCGCGTTCCACGCGTCGAGTCGATGCGCGTGTCATCCGTGAACATGTACCGACCGAGCGGCCACGTCTCGTCACCGATGTCGACCCACGGTAGAATGCGATCCGTGATCGGATCGATCGCCGCCGTGTCGCGCACGCCGAGTGCGATCTGAAACCGACGCTTGATGGACTGCGACGTGTCGTGCGACAGCGTCGGCGGGGATGAGTCCTTCAGCGGCTGCAGCCAACCGAGCGTCTCATCCGTGAGGCCGTTCCGCCACTCAAAGCGAAAGCGCTCAACACGCTGTCCACGGTAGCGCGGTAGATCGAGCCACCTGTTGAAGTCGAACGTCGTGAGTGTCATGGGTTCACCGGTGTGGGTGTGTCTGTAACCTCGATCACGGTGATGTCCGCGTTGTAGAGTCGACGCTTACGTCGCACCTCCGCGCGCGGCACGATGATCGTTGAGAGCCACCGGTCGCCGATGTCGTCGCGCACGCAGACGTACGAGAGGTCATCCCAGGCGAGATCGCGAAGCGACTGCGTGTTACCCAGTCGGGGGAGAGCGATCGCGGCGTTGGAGAGGAGTAACCGCCGGTTAAACGTCTCTCCGCCGCGCTCTGATCCGTGGAAGGCGACCTGGAAATCGCGGTCGTGATGACGCTGAATGTCGACCGTTCCGGCCTCATTGAAGTCGAAGTCCTCGACGACGTTGTCGTCCCACGTCATCGCATACGCGAGGTTACGCGATCCGTCCTGCACCTCATTCGTTGTAAAGATGAGCACACCACGCTTGTTCGTTCCGCAGCTTGGAAGCGTCACACCCGGTTCGGCGATCGCACCCGTGCCCGTCACGGACCACGCTCCCGCGAAGTCGAGGACGTTCGTCTGGCGAATCTGATACGACGACGTCACACCCACACGCGACTCGTAGTCATTAAAGCCGGTAACTGCGCGGTTCGTCGCGAGCATGATCGTTTCCCACACGCCGTCGACCGTGTCACGACGCTGAAGTTCGTACGCACCGAACCCGGTGACGGGCAGCGTGGACATCGTCCACGTCGCGCGGTTGTACGCGATCGCGGACGGCACGCAGCACGGTGTCTTAAAGCACTCGGCGAACCCCGTTACCACCTGCGACTGGAGTGATATGGCGAAGCCGGTGATCGTCGCAGGATCCTGCGAGAAGATGAGTACGGCGTCGGCCGATGGGTCCTCTGTGGTACCCGTGACGAGCGGAGCGAGGCCCGGCATCCAGTCGAAGTCCACCACACTTCCAGACACGGGTGCGCCGTACGTCGCCACGCTCGTCGCGTTCGGCGACGCAACGAGTGTCAGCACGTTCGAGGGTACCGCAGTGATGGCGTGCGACGAGACTCCCAAAACCTCCCAGCGATTACCGGCGGTCTCACCGACCGCCGACCACATCCAGCTTGGAACCGTTGAGCTCGTGCCCATCGACGGCGGTGACGCGAAGCGAAGCGTGACGTTCTTCCACCCATCAACGATCTCATCTAGTGCGTCAAACTCAGTTGGCGTGATCGATACGGAGGATCCGGTGAGACCCGCCGTGATCGTCGCCGCGCCGTTAAGCGTCCACGTCCGCCCGGCCGCGTCGACAAAGACGGTGGTACCGGGCGATTGAGAAGCAAAGTTCGGATTGGCGACGGTCGTTCCAACGCTGTTCACAACCTCGAGGGCGTGTATGGTTCCCGGGCCCATGGTGAACGCTCCCGAGTCCAGTGACCCGGCCTCGAGAATCGCGGTGCTGGAGAAGATGGACGTGACACCTGCGGTGACGACTGGGGCACCGAGCTGCGTCCACGGTCCATTGAGAGTGGGGGCCGTGTAAAACGTCACGGTGTTTCCGGCGGCACCGTTATTCACGTCAAGAAATGCCCGTACGGCGAGCCGACCGGTTCCCGCCGGTACCGGGTTAACTGTACTATCCGACGCTAAGTCATTAGCGCCGGTAGATGACCAGAACATTTCCAGCTTACCGGTGCTGGTGATACCGAGACCATATGACTTTTGATTTCCCGTCGTCCTGTACTTTGACACAAGTGTTTGACCGGCACCTGAACTCCAGTTATCTAGAGTCACATCGACTCGGAGGTCGATGTCGCCGATGATGTCGAGCGCGGCGTTGTCGGGTGTGGACGCATAAGTACCGGCCGCACCGGTCAGTCGCAGTCCCGCACCCGGTGATACACCGGCCAGTGTCAGTGGCACCGTGGTGCTACCGAACCGGCGAGCGTAGTAGCGAACCTGCGGAAAGGATGCGGCGCCTCCGACGGGTACGTCGTAGATGTCCTGCATCGCCGTGTTGCTTCCGTACACCTGCGCGGCCGCCTGCCGGCCGTACGCGTGAGGAGCGACGATCGTGCCACCCGTGCTGTGAAGTGAGAGCTGCGGCAAGATCGTCGTCGTCTGCGCGTCGAACACGCCACCGATCGCCGTGTCGAGCGGGAACGGAATGCGCGTCTTAATCGGTGTGTGTGCGGGCATCGAGTAGAGTTCACGCAGCGCGTTGATCGG